GTCTCGTGCACCTCATCGGTGGACTGGCTTCAGCCAGCACCTCGCTGCTCAGGCAGCTTGTTGACTCGGGCACCCTAGCGAACCTACAAGGTGGGTTCAAGACCAGGGGCCTCAGGATTCAGGGCGATGACAGCCCCATCTTGCCGGGTGAATATCGTGACGTAGATGTTGCTTCAGGGACCCTGAAAGACAACATCATGCCGCTACCGGCAAAGGAGCCGTCTGCCGCACTACTGGCGATGCTTCAAACGATCGTGGAGGATGGGCGCAGGTTCGCGTCAATGGCAGACCTGAAGGTTGCCGACATGAACCAAGAGGCACCCGTAGGCACCACGCTTGCCATCATGGAGAAATCCATGAAGGTGCAGTCAGCCATCCAGGCCAGGATTCATGCTGGCCTCAAGCTTGAGTACAAGATGCTCGCTGAGGTAATTAGCACGCAGACTGAGCCAGCCTACCCGTATGAGCTTGAGGAGGGGGCCCAGATCAAGGCCGAGGACTTCGATGATCGAGTTGACATCATCCCTGTCTCAGACCCCAACGCAGGCACAATGGCTCAGCGTATTATGCAGAAGCAAGCCGTGCTGCAACTGGCCTCTTCAGCGCCACAGATATACGACCTTAAGCTCCTGCACAGACAGACCATTGAAGCCCTTGGTCTCCCCATGGCTGACAAGATCGTGCCGATGGGACAAGAGGTCCCGGCAATGGACCCGGTGACCGAGAACGGGACACTGATCAACCTCGGGCAAGTACAAGCGAAAGAGTACCAAGACCATGAGGCCCACCTCACGGTGCACGGTGGCCTAAAGCAGGACCCCCAGGTTACCGAGATGATGCAGAACTCTCAGACGGGTCCAGCCATTGCGGGTGCTATTGACGCTCATGAGCGCGAGCACATGGCTTTCCTGTACCGTCGCCAAATCGAAGAAGAGCTTGGTACCCCACTTCCGCCGCTTGGTCAACCAATGCCAGAGGATGTGGAGAAGAGGATCTCAGTGCTGGCAGCAGACGCCTCGGACATGTTGCTTGGCAAGAAGCAAGCGATGGCCCAGGCAGAAGAGAATGCTGCCCTACAGCAGGACCCTGTCATCCAGCAGAAGGAGCGCGAGTTGGATATCAGGCAGGCAGAGGTGGAGAGGAAGCGTGTCAACGATATGACCAAGGCACAGATCGAAACGGAGAAGATGCAACTTCAGGAAAGGCTGAAGCAGCTAGAGCTAGAACAGCGCAGGGAAGAGGCTGGACTTGAGGCGGTCGGTGAGATCGTTTCTCGCGGCGAGGCCGCCGAGCTAGAGGGATTGAAGATAGGGGTCCAGATTGCTCAAGCCCTAGACAACTCAGACAACGATAACAGTGCTGAATAAACTCAAGGGCATTGATCTGGTGCTCTTCAACCTTGACAAAGAGGCCGCGTTTATAAAAGATTCCATGAGTGACGGAAACTTGTCCTCGTATGAAGAGTACAAAGCGAAGTGCGGAGAGCTTACAGGCTTGCTCAAGGCAAAGCGCGAAATCCTCACTGTGTTTGGGGAATACGATGACGATTAACGACTACCCGCAGTACCGCACCACGCCCACACGAGGGCGCAACCCGAGAGAGGCACAATGCCTGGTATGAACGATGTAGGGCTCAGTCTTCCTGATATGCCAGAGGGTGGGATCATCTTGCCGCCTGGCGTGTCCGTTGACGAGACAGAGACAACCGAAGTGGACCTGAGTGACGAGAGACAGGTCCGAGGGGCTACCCAGCTTCCAGTCCCAACAGGGTACAAGCTCCTGATTGCTTTGCCAGAGGTGTCCAACGAGACGGAGGGTGGACTCATCAAGCCAGAGAGCGCCGTGGCGCTAGAGCGCGTGGCAACCGTCTGTGGTTACGTAGTCTCCATGGGAGGAGATGCGTATTCTGACAAAGACAGGTTCCCTTCTGGCGCGTATTGTGAAGTGGGCGACTGGGTTGTGATTCGCGCCTTCAGCGGTACCCGCATCAAGGTCCACGGACAAGAGTTCAGGCTGATCAACGATGATAGCGTAGAGGCTACCGTTGAAGATCCGCAAGGGGTCGAGAGGGCATAGTGGGCAGGCACGCAACGCCAGAAGAGCTAGGGATGGCCAGCGAAGCTATGGTCACTCATTCAGGCGAAGAGACAGACGTGGATCTCGTTCAGGAAGCTCCTGAGTTTGAGATAGAAGTCATTGATGATCGCCCAACAGAGGACCAGAGGGAGGCGGCTGCCAAAGCAGAAGAGCTAACCGACGAAGAGGTCAAGGACCTCGGTGGTCGTGCAGAGCAGCGCATCAAGAAGCTCACCTGGGAGAGGCACGAGGAGAGGAGAGCTAAGGAATCGGCAGAGCGTCAGCTTGCCGAGATGGCCACTGTCGCAGAGAGGGCACGCGCAGAGACGGCCAGGAACACTCAGCTTCTCCAGAGGACCCAGGCCGCGCTGAACGAACAGGCGGTCAAGAGGGCAGATGGAGCCATTCGCGCAGCAGAGCAACGCCTCAAGATTGCACATGAGACGGGTGATGTAGCGCAAATCGCCTCTGCCACCCAAGACCTGACAAACGCCACAGTAGCCAAGACCCATGCACCGGGCGTAGCCAGAAGTGTGGCACAGAGGTGGAGTGCTGAGACGCCGAAAGAAGAAGCGGCGGCAGCGCCAACCGAAGAGCCAGAGACAAAAATAGAGGTTCCTGAGCCAAGCGAGAAGGCCACGAAGTGGTCTGCAAACAACGAGTGGTTCGGCAAGGACAGGATCATGACGGGTGTCGCTTATGGCATCCACGAGGAGCTAGTGATTGAACACGGGGTTCATCCTGAGAGCGATGAGTATTGGGAAAAGCTCGATGCAGGACTCAGGAGAGAGCTTCCGCACAAATTCGAGGCATCGACTACGGTCGCATCCAGTGCCTCGCAACCCGTGGCTACTCGCCACGTCGATACCGTAGTGGCTCCGGCCACACGCAACAACGGGGCACGGGCTCCGCAAAAGATTCAACTCACCGAAAGCCAAGTAGCTATCGCGAAGCGTCTTGGTTTGACCCTGGCTCAGTACGCCAAGGAAGTGCACAAGGAGCAGCAGAATGTCTAACACACAGACAACGCGCACGAGCACGGATAGCTCGAAGAAGCAAGGCCGCAGCCCAAGGGCAGCCGAGAGCCGTGAGGCGACAGAGCGCCCAATGGAGTGGGTCCAGCCAGACATCCTTCCTATGCCAGAGCCCGTAGAGGGCTGGGTGTTTAGGTACGTCCGTGTATCTACGAACGGACAGGAAGACAACAGGAACGTGAGCATCCGTTTCCGTGAAGGCTGGGAGCCAGTCAAGGCTGAGGACTATCCAGAGTTGCAGGTTATGTCCGACCACAACTCCTACTGGGGAAACAAGGGTGGAGTAGAGATTGGGGGGCTCCTTCTGTGCAAGGCACCGAGAGAGCTTATGGAGTCACGCGCACAGAAGCACCGCGACATGGCGAACCAACAAATGAACGCCATCGACAACAACCTCATGAGAGAAGAAGACCCTCGCGTCCCCATCTTCAAGGACAGTAAAACCAAAGTATCGTTCGGGAGCGGATAGTCCGCTTCTGAGGTTGATAAAAAAAGAGGTGAACAATGTCAGCAACAGCAGCACCTTATGGGGCTCGCCCTGTAGGAACGCTGAGTGCTACGGGATCTTGGACCGCTAAGCGGATCGGAATCCCCATCACTGGCTCCTACGGAACCGCGATCTTCTACGGTGATTTCGTTCAGTTGGTTGCTGCTGGTACGCTGGAGAAGGATACGGGAACCACGACACTGAACCCGGTAGGGATCTTTGTCGGGTGCTCGTACACAGACCCAACGACCGGACAGCCAACTCACAGTCAGCAATGGCCTGCGTCCAACGCAGCCACCGACCCAATCGGGTGGGTCGTTAATGACCCCGATGTCATTTTCGAGATGCAGTCAGCGACCACGGTCCCTCAGACCGAGCTTGGGCTGAACTTCATCGTTACGCAGACGGCAGGTAGTACGGCCATTGGGACCAGCAAGAACGCTCTTGCTGCCTCTCCGGTTGTCACCGCCACGATTCCGATCCGAGTGATTGGTTTCAAGGACGGGATCGACAGCGCAGTTGGTGATGCGTTTACGGACTGCCTATGCGTTTTCAATGCACCCAACGCTCCGCTTACTGTTGCCAACGGGCATCAGTACCGCGTAGCCCTCGGCTTCTAAGGAGATTTGAGCAATGGCTATTTCACGCGCTCAACAACTCAAGGAGCTAATCCCTGGGCTGAATGCCTTGTTTGGCATGGAGTACGCAAAGTACGAAGACGAGCATGTCGAGATCTACGACATGGAAAGCTCTTCTCGTTCGTTTGAAGAGGAAGTGAAGCTGTCCGGTTTCGCAGCAGCACCCGTGAAGCAGGAAGGTAACGCTATCTCCTACGACAACGCGCAAGAGCACTTCACTTCTCGTTACAACCACGAGACGATCGCTCTCGGTTTCGCGCTCACAGAGGAGGCCATGGAAGATAATCTCTATGACTCCCTGAGTTCTCGTTACACGAAGGCCCTGGCTCGTGCGATGGCTTACACCAAGCAGGTTAAGGCTGTGTTCCCGCTTAACAACGGGTTCAGTTCCAGCTACCAGACCGGCGACGGTGTGAACCTCTTCAGCGCATCTCACCCACTAGTAACTGGTGGAGTGAATGACAACCTAGTGGCAGCAGACCTGAACGAGACCTCTCTTGAGGCCGCGACAATTCAGATTGCTGCGTGGACAGACGAGCGTGGTCTCTTGATCGCTGCACGTCCAGTCAAGCTGATTGTACCGCCTGCGCTTATGTTCGTGGCAAAGAGAGTCCTTGATTCTCCACTGCGTCCAGGCACAAGCGACAACGATCTGAACGCGCTACGCGAGATGGGAACCGTCCCTGGCGGCTACTGCGTCAATCACTACCTGACCGACACAAACGGTTGGTTCCTGAAGACTGACTGTCCGAACGGTGCCAAGATGTTTGAGCGTGTCGCGATGCAGACTGGCATGGATGGAGACTTCGATACCGGGAACGTTCGCTACAAGGCTCGGGAGCGTTACAGCTTCGGATTCAGCGATCCTCTTGGGATGTTTGGATCTTCGGGTTCAAGCTGATCCTAGTCAAGAAGTAACTGGGTAGGGGGCCGTCTTCGGGCGGCTCCCTGACCAGGGCAAGACCGACCGGGGCTGGTACTCTGCCGCCACGGACTCACTAGTAGAGACGGATAGAGGAAACAAAGGAAATGGGAAACTCAACATGGTCAGGACCAATCAGGTCCAAGGGCGGATTTCAGGAGGTCAGTGAGAACTCGACCACTGGCGCTGTTAGCGTTATCGCTCGACCAGTACAGATCGGTACCGCCACAGGCGTGACCGTCAACACCACGGCTGGTGACAGTGACAACATCGGTGAATGGACACAGCCCGCGAACACCCTGATTACTGACATCAAGGTCTGGTGCGTTGCGGCACCTACTGTCACCGCTGCTGGCGACATCGGGTACGAGGTCGGAAGCACAAGTTCTGGCGCAGAGCTTGTTGCAGCACAAACGGACGAGATTCTAGACCTTGGAACCACGGTTGTTATCAACAACATTACGTTGACGACTTTGGTTGTTCAGACGCAGGATGGCACGACCGCTCCTGCCTCTGTGCAGTACACATCGACAGCACGTACAGTCTACTGTAACATCACGAACACGACCGATGCGACAACCGCTGGCTCGTTCACGTTCCTCATCGAGTACATCACGCTAGCATAACACGGCGACCCGCCCTCTACGGGGGGCGGGTACCTGGCAAGCTCATTTGTACCTTAAAGGCATAATCAAATGGCAAGAAACAACAAACGCCGCTCCATCACCGCATCAAGTCGCTCGGAGCCGTTCTATCTTCAGGTAGCTCGTGATGTAATCGACGGTCATTACACCGTCAACGCCAACGGCTACAACTCTGCGGCCAGCACCACAAAAGAAGGGACCTGGCCGCTAAGCGCAATAACCAACTGGCCCGCGACTGCCTCAGTCATGAACGTGGCCAGTTCTTCTGCCGCAGACGACGCAGCCAGCACGGGTGCCTTGACCATTAGGATCTGGGGACTCGACTCCAACTGGGATCGCGCAGAAGAAGACGTGACCATGGATGGGACAACGATCGTGGCCACCACCACCTCGTTCATCCGCATCAACAGCGTGAAGGTCTTGACCTTTGGCTCAGGTGACACGAACGCGGGCGTCATCTCTGTGTTTACGGGCACCGAGACTGCTGGGGTTCCCGATGTTGCCACCACCATCTTCGGACACATTGCGGTTGGTGACGGTGAGTCGCTAATGGCCCACTACTCTGTGCCAAGGGACCATACAGCATACGTCGTTGACGTATCTATGAATGCGTTCGTGGTGGCAGACGAGTACACCACCATGACGCTGGAGTATCGAGAGGCTGCCGACACAACCGCTGGCGGGTGGGCAACGCTAGAGAAACTAGACATTGCCGCACAGGCATATATCTTGTATGCGTGCCCACCATGGATTGCGGAGCAGTCTGACATTGTGCTCAACTCAGATACCCAGGCCAGCGCAACAAGGGTCTCTGGCTCGTTCAACTTGATTGTGATCAAAGACCTTCACGTTCATGAGACGGCTACTTAATGGCCACTTCTGGCACTAAAGCTTTTACGCTCGACCTCGGTGAAATCATCGAGGATGCGTACGAGCGTGCCGGTCTTCGGTTGCGTTCTGGTGAGGACTACAGGACCGCGATTCGGTCGCTCAACATGCTATTCGTTGAGTGGCAGAACAGGGGCACCAACTTCTGGACGGTTGATGAAGAGAGTTTTAGCACAGTAGACGGAACGATTGAGTACACGCTTCAGTCTGACATCTATGAGATTTCTCAGTTCTTCGTTAGGACTGGCTCTGGAACCACTCAAGTAGACTTGCCTCTCACGAGGATGAGCTTGATTGAGTACACCACGGTCCCCAACAAGAACACGCCTGGGAGGCCGGTGAACGTGTGGGTTGACAAGCAACAGGACTCTACGCTTTGCAGGCTGTGGCCGAGACCTAACGGCGTGTACACGATAGTGTACTTCCAGCTATCAAGGATTGAGGATGCGGGGGCAGCAGCCAACGTCAACCCTGATGTGCCGTACAGATTCTTGCCAGCAGTGGTCGCTGGGCTTGCGCTCAAGATTGCG